TTACTTTCAGGGGGCGGTGACGGTGACACGTGGCACGCAACGACTCAAGTGGACGAACAACGGGGACAAGATCCTGTTGCCGATCGACCCTGAATATACGCCGGATGCGCTTGGCAGAGAGACGTGTGTCGTAGTGAGAGAGGAGCTATCGTGACAGTTAAGTTCATCGCCAAAGCCAACGCACAGATAAGGAAGGTTGACGCCGCGATGGTCAAGCGCATGAAGCTGGCGACGGCGGAACTCAAGAGAGAAACTTTGAAGACCTTCCAGGGTACGCGAAGCGGTCGGACGTACTACGTGCCAGGGACGCACAAGAGCTACACCGCGTCCGCTCCAGGTGAAGCGCCGGCTGTTGCAACGGGGGCAGGGAAGGACTCGATTAGAGAGGCTCTGAGTGGATCGGGGCACAAGATACGGGGGCACGTGGGCGCTGCGATGGGGTACGCCTTCAACTCTGCGACCCACGAGGACGCTGCGCGGTATATGGCGATGTTGGAGTACACGGGTAGGAATAGAGATGGATCGTCACGGGCGGCGCGGCCTTGGTTGAAGCCGAGCGCAAAGAAGGCAAACCCGAAGATCAAGATGATATTGAGAGCGGGAAGGTGGTTCTAGTGGCCGATACTGTCAATGCGATCATCACCGCACTCTGGACGATCCTCACAGGTGATCCAGATCTTAAGACCCTCTGTGGCGGAACCGTGCGCTGTTACTTCCCGATGGCGGCGTCTAGCCCGGACTTCCCATATCTGAACCATGACCTCGATCCGGGGATTGTGCCTGCTCAGTGGTCGATTGTCGATGCAGATTACTCCCTCGACATATGGGAATATTCTCCCACCGCGACAAGCACGCTGGCTATAAGGGACCAAATCATCACCCTGCTCGATCAGCGGGAGATCACCACGGCAAGCGGGGAGATCATCGGGGGCAGGTTAGCTCTAGTCAACGGGGGGTTCATCGACACGGATCAAGAACATGTGAGGCACTATGCGATGGCCTGGACACTAAGGTATGCGAGAAAAGCCGAGATAGGGAATATCGTGGGGAGGGGATGATGGCGTGGTTCATATACACCGATGAAGGAGACCGGGTGACAAAGATAACTTATACAGAACCATTCGATGCAGTATACAGAATGACATATCAAGGGAGCCTCAAGTGAGAGAACTATATCGTTGCGCGGGTAAGGTACACGAAGGCAAGCCGAAGATATTTATCGCCATGCCGAACCAGGGGAACATCTGCCCCAAGAACGTGATGAACCTCGTTGGCTGGTTCATGGCCGAAGAGTACACCTTGCAGTTCTACGGGCCGGATGATCAGCGGCCACATGATCGAGCAAGGAACCTTTGCTGCAAGGCGTTCATGGAGACGGACTTCGATTACCTGCTCTTCGTTGATGCGCAGACTGCACCTGAACCCTCGTACCTAGACAAGCTGTTGAGGGCGGATAAGCCGGTGGTATCGGGCGTGGTGCAGACGATCCAGGCGGGCAAGAACAAGCTGCCCTATGTCGGGCCTCAAGCGTCAATGGCCCCGGCGCTTGTATCGGTCTCGCTAAGGGAGAAGGACGGAAAGTACCAATGCTATTACGGGAAGGGGCTGGAAGAGGTAGACATTACTACCTGCGCGTTTACGTTGATCAAGCGAGAGGTCATCGAGAAGGTGCATGAGAAGTTCGGGCCTCCGTTCTCGTGGCACCGCTTGGTAGATCAAGAGTGGGGAATCGAAGGGTACTCGGAAGACTTCGACTTCTGCCTGAAGGTGAAGGAGGCGGGGTTCAAGTTGTATGCGGATTTTGACTGCCTCTGTATGCACCAACAGAGGGCGGATATGAGGATGTTCAACCAGATCCTATTAAGGGTGGCGGAGAAGGAACGACGGAAAGGCGCAGACTTAGAGCGCGAGATAGAAACACTAAAGCGAGGTGATGAGAATGACTAGACGGCACGGAGTTAGCAGCACAACGCCCGACAATTTTGCGCTTGACCAAGGCGTTGCGTACAGAAATTATGGCGAGTTGACCGAGGTTTGCTTGGGGGCGACTCGTGGTGGCGGGGAATGGGCATTAAATGCGACCTATCGCAAAATGCCAGTTGACGGTGAAAGGGGTGACATCAAGGGGTTCAAGCGGCTAGAGACTTGCCGCCCGACTATCACGATCAACCCCACGGAGATGACTGCGACCAACATCGGGTACTTCATCCCTGGGGCAAACAACCCAACGACGGCCTTCCAGGTATTCGTCGATGATGAGGCAGTGGGGACGGGAGATGACTCTGAGGTTGATTTCGCTTTGGATCAGACACCCTCACCGACTACCGCGTTGACGCTGTACTCAGATGCGGTCGAGGATGAGTTGACGACCGACTACACATTATCAGGAACAACGGTGAGCTACGTTACCGCGCCTACTACTGACGTGGCAATCACGGCGGACTACACCTACGCAGGGACGGTCTCTGACTACACCACGATCAATCTAGGAGACATCGAAGATGCGGACTACTGGACGAACGTGACCTTGCTGGTTGAGATCGCGGGCAAGGCGAATCCGCTCATGATCAAGCTCCTTAACACGCTGCCAGAGGGAGACTTCACGGTGCCATTAGCGCCGATGGATGAGTCAGTCCCAAGCGTGACATTTGTCGGGCACTATAGCTCTAGCGACTTGGATACGGTGCCATTCCAGTTCTTGTATCCCGATGCATAAGGAGGAATCGTGACTGAAAGCAAGGTCAACGCATTGACCTATACACCGCCGGCGGTTGAGATTAACAACGTTAAGTACGCCCGTCGGCGGCTTGGAATCATGGATGAACTCGCGCTCGTTGACTTGATTTTCAAGTCGGGGGCGAAGCTGAACATCGACAAGGCCGGACTAGAGAACCTTGGCGCATCAGAGATAGCGGGACACCTGTTCTCACTTCTCACTGTTGCACTAGATGATCTACTCAGCTTCCTTGGGAGTGTGCTAGTTGACTTCCCGTTGAGTGTCGATGATATGAAGGATCCTGATAAGTTCCCACTCGGATCACTGGAAGCGATAGTTGAGTCAATCGCAGAGGACGAGGACGTGTTAGCTTTTTTTACACACGTCAAGAAGCTCCTCAAGTTGAAGGAGAAGTTCACGAGTCTATCAGCTTCGCGCAACAAGTCAACATCCTCCAAGAAGAAACAGGGTGGACAGACAAAGAAGTCTTAGCGTTGCCGTATCTGCGGTTGCAGGAGTCGATAGGGCTTGCGATCGAGTCGAAGGTGAAGAGGGAGAATGAAGAGTGGAAGCGGGCCGCGTTCATCGGGTGGCAGAATTACTTGACCGCGCCGAAGAGAAAGGGAAAGAAGGCCATGAACTTCGCAGCGTGGTTGAAGATGTTGGGACTTGGCGAGAAGGTGAAAAAGGACAGCGGCGAGAAGCTGAGCGTCAAGGATGAGATATCTTTGGTGAAGAGGCTCAGAGCGAAAGCGAGAAAGGCGTTCGGGGGTGGATAAGTGAACGAGATCTTTAAGTTGGTTGCGACTATCGAAACCAACGGAAAGACAGCCATCAGGGACATAAAGGGCGTTGAGACTCAAGGGTCGAAGACCTCCCAGAAGCTGTCCGCCGCCTTCACAAAGATAGGCAAGGTCGCAAAGTTTGCCTTTCTCGCTGCTGCTGTCGCCGCCGCCGGGATGTTCGTCGTTGCGATCAAGAAGGCTGCTGAGTTCGAGAAGTCGATGGCAATGGTTCAGTCTGTTACTGGGGCGACCGCTGCCGAGTTTGAGAACCTGGAAGTTAAAGCTAAGGAGCTTGGGAAGACCTCTAAGTTCTCGATGACCGAAATCGCAGACGGAATGGAATTCCTGGGGCGTGCCGGATTCGAGACCACTGAGATCATCGCGGCGATGGATGGTGTGGTCGCTCTTGCTTCATCTCAGGTAATGGATCTTGGTCGTGCGGCTGACATCACCTCAAACATTCTTACCGGGATGGGATTGGAGGCGGGAGAAGCGGGGCGTGTGGCTGATGTCCTCGCACAAACAGCGGCAAGCGCGAACGTTAATGTCGAGATGCTAGGGGAGTCGTTCAAGTATGTGGCCCCTCTTGCGGCGGCGGCAGGGTGGTCGATCGAGGAAACTGCGGCGGCGATTGGCAAGATGGGTGATGCTGGTATACAGGGTGGAATGGCCGGAACTGCTTTGCGTTTTGCCATCGCAGAACTTATTGGCGAAAGCGATGCATTCAAAGACGCGCTGGGCGAGCTTGGCATGACGATGGATGAACTCAAGGGGCCGGATGGTCAACTTCTTGGAATGGCCGAGACAATGGGAGTGTTCGAGGAGAAAGGGTTCGGCGCTGCTGAGATGCTGGCGCTGTTCGGCAAACGCGCAGGGCCAGGAATGGCGATCCTTCTCCAAGAGGGCAAAGATGGATTAGCATCATATACGACATCGCTTGATGATGCGGGCGGCGCGGCACAGCGTATGGCTGATATTCAGCTTGACACATTAGCGGGCCAGCTCACTATCCTCAAAGGCTCGTTCGATCTACTTCTTGTAACGATCGGTGAGGATATGTTGCCGATCTTCAAGAACGTCCTCAAGAATGCGATCATCCCGTTTGTGAATGGAATCACCGAGTGGCTTGAAAAGATGGGTGGTATCAAGGGCGTTATCGGCCATGCGCTGATTGCGGTTGGTGAGTGGATTAGGGGTATCGCGCTCTGGGTGCAGAGCCATAAGTTGCTCAATACTATAATCGATAAGCTGTATGACGGATTCAGTCGTATCTTCAACTGGGTGAAAGATCATTCCGGTATGATCATTAAGGCGATCATCGCTATAGGAGCGGCCTTTGCAGCATGGCAAGTCGCGGCATGGGTAGCGTCATTGAATCCTCTAACGCTGGTGCTCGTTGCTCTTGCAGCGGCAGGGACAGCGATAGCGGCATTCTGGCCGGAGATCTCCGCTGCGTGGGAGAAAGTCCGGGGTATCTTAGCGAACAACGAGGAATTAACGGCGGCGTGGGAATCATTAAAGAAAGCCGCTGGCAAGCTATGGGATACCATCAAAGAAGCATTTGCCTCTATAAGCGTGGCGTTCGGTGGAACTGGGGACAGCGTTGTTTCTTTCCGCGACATAGCCAAAGCAGTATTCGATGTGGTGGTAAAATCTATCACGGTAATGGTTACGATTATTGCTGCGCAACTGACGATCATAAAGGACGGATTCAAGATAGTAGGTAGTTTGCTGCGCGGCGATTGGCAACAGGCATGGACTGACTTCAAGGATTACCTGAGCACGCTATGGGATACTATCGTCAAGATCCTTGACATAATCGGACTCACGGACGCAATCACCGCCGGATGGGAAGCGTTGAAGGTGAAGACCGTTCAGATATGGGGCAGCATCAAGGATTCCATCTCTGACATCTGGGCCGATATCGTTAGTTGGTTCTCAACTGCGCTGCAAGACTTAATCGATACTGTGACCGGCTGGATGCCTGGATGGTTGAAGACGTGGCTTGGGGTGGGAGAGGACGCTGGCGAGAATGCCGCGCAAGGGTTGAAGAACTCAACGAGCGACGTTAAGACTGCGGCTGGCGATCTCAAGGACACGATGCTCGATGGGGCCACACCCACTGACAAGGAAGCACAAGACATCGGTCACAAGCTGGCCGCTGGCGTTATCGTTGGTTGGACTGACGCGCAGAGCATGGCGGTCATCAACGCTGGCGCGAAGAAGCTCACCAAGGCACAGATCGACGCGCTAAATAAGGCGGCGGGGATCAAGTCGCCGGCGAAAGAGTTCATGCCGGTTGGTGAGGCGGAGACAGAAGGCGTTATCGCTGGGATGCTCGCTGCGGCTGATCGACTTATAGAGACCGGCAAGAACCTGATTAAGATCACAGTCCCGCCGATGGAAGAGGAAGCGGACAAGGCCGGGACGACTGTAGGAAAAACGTACACGGACGCAGTGAGCGATGGAATCAAGGCTGGTACGCCAGGAGTAATGGACGCTGAAGCGGACTTCCGGGATGGCCTAGCGGCTGCATACGCCACAAGCCATACAGACGCGATTGACAGCGAGAAAGAGTTCCGTAATAGCTTAGAGGCTGCATATACTACTAGCCACGCTGATGCTATTGACAGCGAGAAGACATTCCGAGAGGG